ACTAAATAAATAGGAGAAAAGATTATGATTAGAAAACAAGTAGAAAATCTTAGAGGCTTGGTGTTGACACCAGAAGAATTGAACTTTATCAAGCCAATAATTGTAACATCACTGGAGATGAACACACTGGGGACTCTTATGAATGGTGTTGGTGACACATTACAGACCATTCATAGCTCTGCAACTTCTTCTAGCCCTACGGATGAAATGTTATGGGAATGAACATAACACAACTGAAACTGAATGCAATTATCCGTGACATTCAGAAGATTGCGGTGGAAATTGAAAATCTGAAAAAAAGAGTTTCCGATTTGGAGCTTGCACAGATTAGTGTTAATATGAATTGTAAAGTAGAGCAGCCAGTTATCCCTAATCAGGATTTGGATGTCAAGCAATAAAACCCGTTTTATTTCTCCTCCCCTTGCAAGGTACCTTTTTAAAGGTACCTTTTTTGTTTTAAATAACTAATTAAAAGAGAGGAAACAAATATGGACTACAAACATAAAACACAAGTTGAAATGAACCTGCTTCTCAAGATTGAGAGGCTCATAATCGAGGGCTACTTCTGCGACCTTGATTCCTTGATAAAATACTTGCAGGATTTGAGGGACCTGAAACAAAAGAACATGCTCCGGTGTAATTAAATCGAAAATATAGTCTTTTGCTTCTCCTTCTACTAATTAAGCAGTGAGGAGAAAAGCAAATGAAAAAGGATGAGAAAAAGGTTTCAAAGAGCTTTAATAAGATAATGAAGCTCATAAACATTGTTGAAATGGAAAACCAGACAGTCTACGAGTTCGAGGATTCGAAAGGCGACTACGGGGTACATTACCAGATAAAGCCTGAGTATCTTAAGGACAAGGTATCCATAAGGATGGCAAAGCAGTTCTTGACCAAAATGAAAGGGGCAAAGCCGGGATATGAATATCTGTGTATCTGCAAATGTAGAATGGTTCAAGAAGATGGCTATGATAATGCTGTGGCATATTTAAATGTCGATAGAATATGCTGGCGAGCCCATTGATAATAGGAGTTTAAAATGATAAAAACCGACTTTCAGATGAAGATTCGTGATTTGATAACAAACCCCAAATATGACTCCATTCCCCCGGAGTGGAAGAAAAACAAAAGAGATAATGTCTGGTACATAGTAAATTGGGAAGACCTTATTAATGAAATCCTTGAAAAAGGATACAATCTGCGTGAATTATCCCTTGACATGGAGCATGGTAAGGCTTTCTTGAATGGTGCATCAACAAGAGGAGCCAGGTTAAGGGGTGATGATGTTGACATACTAGAGGACCTGACTGGTATAGACATGAAGCAATATGCGACTTTGTTCGTGCCTAAAAGGATTCGGAATAAGGAACCAAGCAAGGAAACAAAGCCGAGACCGAAGCCAAGTCCAAAGGTATTTCCGAAAAGACGAAAGCAGGTCTTGCTGGTGGATAACGGAATGGTGTTCTGCTCGCTTTCGGAAGCAGCCAAGTCAGAGGGTGTGACGCCTGCAAGCCTTTCCGTTTGTATCAAAAAAGGTTACAAATGCAACGGAAAAACATTCAAATATCTAGGAGAGGAATGAATAGAATGGTTATAAAACTTGATTATTATAAGGCACGGAATTACATTGTTGAGCATGAAAAGTTCTTGACGGCTAATGGGATTGGAGACAAGTCATACAGAATGCTGTCAGGAACGCCAATCTTGGTAAATATTGAAGGAACCTATGTCAACGCATCCGACATACCTAACATAGTGGTAAATAGAGGACAAATCATGGAAGTAAACCGATGGCTTATTGAATTAAGGAATCCACAGGCACAACCGGGTCATCCTACCGTGCTTAATTTTGTATGGGACAGAGGTAACTAATGAATACATTACATAAGCTTATTGACGAGAAGGTTGATGTCTACGAGGACAATGCAAGGTGGTATCAGCTTCTTCAGGATTATAACAGGACGAAAGATGAAACATTACTGACGGAAATGTGGCCTTTTATGTTCAGGTGTGCCGCAAACATATTAAAGAGACGCTTCGGAAAGTACTGGGGGTGGGAAAAGATTTCTGATGTTGCAATTGACATGTGCGAGGTTATAATGAACCGTATCACAAACAAAACAAAAAGATTTCCGAATGGGTATGACATGGAAAATCTTCCGACTATTATGCGGTACTCCATGCTTAATGTGGTATACGGGCCTCAGGCAAGAAAGGAAGAGCTTGAGAACAGTCATTCCAATTATGATGACTATGCAAATATGTCGCAGGAGGAATTAACCTATTTAAAGGACTTATAAATATTATGACTGAACACAGAAAGGAATATTTGAAACAATACAATAAAGAATATCGGAAAAAGCACCCTTCGTGGTCTCATACGCACAGGGAAGAAAGACGTGCTTATTTTAAGGAATACTACAAGAACAATAAGGAAAAGTGGCACGTTCATACCCTCATGTCCGTTTTATTGGGAGAACTGTAAAATGACCAAGAAAGAAATCGCGGACTTAAAGAAAGCTTCCAAAGCGGTTGCCGATATGGACAAGGACATACAGACTAATGCGGCTCTGTTTGTCGGACAATCTCTGACAGATAATGTTACTGAGGTCGTAAACCCAAAGACCGGCAGGAAGCACAAGATTGCTCCAACACCGTGGTACAAGCTGTTCATTAAGGGCGTTATGGAAGACGCTTTGACCGACCCTAACGGAAGATGCGGACAAATGCTTGCCTCAACATTGTTCACACAGGATATATTGGACAGATTAGGTGCACAGGCTCAGAAAACAAAGAAAGACCAGATTGACTTTGCAATCTACCAAATCAGACAGACATTGTATAAGGAGCAGCAGGAAGTCTTTGATAATGACATTGACCAGAAGATTATGGTAATATGCAGCCGACGAGCCGGAAAAACTGAGTTAAATGCCCGTAAGCTGATGAAGGCATGTTTAACGCCTGATACTCCCTGTCTCTATTTAAACAAGACTTTTGCAAATGCCATAAACCAGTTGTTCGACCTGACTATAGAAGTTGCCGGTAAATTGGAGCTGCCCATTAAAAGAAGCTCCAAGTCAGACGGTGACATTGAGTTTATGAACGGAAGCACAATCAAGTTTGGTGGAGTAAATGATATTGCCGCCATTGATAAATACCGCGGATACAAATACAAACTGGTTATTGTTGATGAGGTTGGACATATCAAGAACGGACAGTATCTGATTGATGAGGTACTGACACCGGCTACCGCAGACTTTGCTGGAAGTCAGATGGTGTTTACCGGAACGCCTCCTCGGGTAAAGAATTATGCCACAAGGCTGTGGAACAGCAAGATAAGGAAATACCACTGGACTGCGGAAGTAAATCCGTTTATTCCGGACTTCAGGGCTTTCATTAACAAGGTATGTGAGGAAAAAGGCTTAACAATAGATGACCCTTTCATTCAGCGTGAGTACTTTGGTAACATGAATGCATACGATTCAGACGCAATCGTATTCAAGGGGTGGAAGACATATCATGATTTGCCCAAGCTCTTAAAGGGTGAAGTAATGATAGACGGAAGGGCATTCCATCCTACGTGGGTTTATATTGGTGTTGACTGGGGTGGTACAGATAATAATGCCATAGTATCAGTTGCGGTAGACATAGTGGACAAAAGGGCATTGGTTTATGATGTATGGGCTGACAGAATGGTTGGCACTGAGGTAATTAAAGCTACGATACATAACAAGTATAAAATGGCACAGGAACTGTTAAAGCGTTATGGTATAGAAGAAAACAGGATAAAAGTCATTACTGATACGAACCAGGTAGAGTTCTGTGTTGACCTGCATAAGGAAGGCTTGCCGGTAGAAAAAGCCGTTAAATATGATATGATGAACAGCGTAGAGGAATTATCGGCTGAATTAAGAACCGGAAGATGTTTAATACCTGACACATGGAATGAAGAAGACAACTGGCTGGTTAAAGACCTTAACTCAACTGTATACGTCAGGGATGAAGAAACAGACGCACTTAAAGCGGAAATAGATGACGCTGCATATCACCCGGATGCGGCTCATGCTTTAAGATACGCATTAAGAAACTGGGTATCATTGTCTTCTTGGGGTAAAGGAGCTGGTAATACAGAATTATTGGACCCAACATTAATGCCCGGTACTGAGAACATAAAGCAATATGGTAATATGGCTATACCAAATAGTACCACAGAGGAGTTTATTATATAATATGATTGCTAAGACCGTACTTAAAACAGTAAGCCCTCAATACATTAACAGCTCATTAAACATATTGCAGTCAAGAGTTGACAATGTTTTGAATAAAGAAATTTATATGGCGGACATTGAAGGTACATACGCCGCTCTTTTGACATACTATAATCTGCTGGCAAATAAGCTTGGAAAGGTAACTGTATCGTATACCTCAACATCTTCCCATTCAAGCAAGATGTTTATACCCAAAGTACCGAAAAGCCTTACTATACCTAACATTAATGAAACATTCAGATTAGTAGATGCGTCATTTGAGGGGTTCATCAGTTTAATTTTGTCTGACTACAACAAGATGTACGGCAGGTACTCAAGTACAGTATACGATGTGTATGGTAATGACAGTGACTCCGGCATGTTAAGTGACGCAGGCTCTTATACAGATGGAGTAAGAGCAGAAACACAGGCGATAATAGATGAAATCATAAATACCGGAACGGCTGGCAAGGGTGAGATACAGCAGGGGCTTGAGGACGCACGTACCGAAGCCGGAACAACTGTTGAGGAAGCGGCGGAAGAGGCATCCACCGGATTTGATGACGCATGGGGAAAAG